CGAACCCTTTCCTTCTTACTTAGGTCAAAGCCAAGGTCAATGATTACATCTATCGTATCGCCATCGACTACCTTAACAACTTCTTTTACTTTATATTCGTACATTATTTATCAGTCAGCCATTTAAAAAATGGTATTCTTTGCTTTGTTCCAACAAATTCTTTTACAAGATCGAAAATAGTTTTATGTTTTTTGACCCATGCTTCGTTTGCTTCTGTAAAAGGATCATCACCTACGTACTGACCTTTTTCATTTCTTGCTCTTTCTACGTCTTCTTTGTCTATCATAAGTTTTTCTCCTTACCCGCTAAATATTTTGGAATGCTAGTTTCCTTCTTTTTTATCCACTGCTTGAGGAATACAATAGGCTTTAACCCAAATTTTGTCTCCTGCCAAGGACTGCGACCAATTCTGATGTCCGATTTTGTATGCATATCTAAGGCACGTATCAAGATCATTGAAATAGATACTCTCCTGAACCGTTCCAGATAAAAATATCATTAAAACCCATATCATTTTCCATTTTCTTTTGACCTAGTAAAGGCTGTTGTCCCCATAAAAACAGATACTATACCTAAATTTGCTACAATATAGGTAGAAAGTAGAGCGGTCACCATTTCAACCCGCGAATCGGGAATAACCGGCGACATAGCCAAAACAATCAGTATTATGGACGAAATAGATGACACCCAGCAAATAAGACGCTGTTGATCCTGCATTTTGTCGTTATTTTCAAGACGAATAATCCGTTCTTCGCGAGCTATTTCCTCATCAGTCACTATTCCATCACCATCAAGGTCATGCTTTAGGTATTTACTACCTTCCTGTAGTTTTTTTTCAGACATTATACGCCTAAGTAACTACCACCTTTGACCGCAGCACCCATTCCTTCGCATTGTTTCTTTTTTAATGCGCCTTTTGGTACGGAAACCTGCTTCAACTTATAGTTATTATCGTCTTTTACCATTTTAGCCGTTGCTTTTCCGGTAACAATTCTTACTTTGCTCATTGATTACTCCTTGATTTAGTTTGTTCTTTACGCATTGCAGCCTGTTGCTTCATAATTTCACGTTCTTTTGCTGCATCGATACGATCCGATGTCTGGTTTTCCTGACTTTCTATACGTTCGCGTGAAATAGCTCCTGTTTGGTCGATTTGCTTGTTTTTAAGCTGCAATTCTGCCTGATTATTCTGCATATCCGCCTGATCGCGCTGTGATTTAAGTTCCAATTCCTGCTGTTTAAGCTCGACAATTGGATCAGGGGCTCCTGCTCCGCTTAATTGCTGGCTTAACTGCCGAACCTGCTGCAAGCCCTCTGCCACATATTGCGCGGTCAACGCTTCTAGCTGGATAACTTCTTCTTGGGACGGCCCCGCTTGCGCTTGAGGGGCTCCTGCTTGAGGGGCTCCTTGTTGCTGCTGGGATTTAGCCATTTCAGCCATAGCTCGCTCTTGAGCTTGGATTTTAACGTGTTCCATGACATGCTTTTGTAGGGCAACCGCGACCGGAGGTACTCCCGTAACCGTAGGTGTACCGCCAAAAACCAGATGCGCCATGATATGTGCTTGATGATTCTGGCCTTGAAAGGCCACAAGGGGGGTTTGATCCATTGCATCGATATTCTCCTGTGCTGGGTCTTTCGGTGCAGGCTTGTCAGAAGCCGGAGGATTAAGATATTTATCAATATTCCTTACTCCTAAAGCTTCATACATGTCTCTGTAAACCTCATACATATTATGCATGTCAGGGGCCTGTGCCGCTAACTGCATTTGTGTCTGAGCAAGAGCAATTCGTTGTGCCTGACTAAAGACGTTTGGATTTGAAACAGGAATGATGTCCACACGTTCATCAAAATCCTGCGCTTTAATACTCGCCTCTACCCCTTCTATTGCGTAAGGGTATTCGGGAGGTAAGCTTTCCGACATAACTTTTGAAAGCAATTTAAATTCTACCCGCATTGCATAATGCAAGCGTTTATGTACAGCCGACATGACCCGTGAGCCCTGTTCCATCATTGCTATCGTAGTGCCTACGGCTGCCTGTTGGTTTCCATCACCAACTTTTAAATCTGTAATGGTCGCGAATCGTTGTCCGGCCTGAACAACAAAACCCAATAACTGGAATAATGTTTGGTCCGGCCCCTTAAAGGGCAACGGCATCAGAGAGTCCCGTATCGCGCCGCCCGGTGCATCAACATCTCGAAATTCACCCGGTTGCAGAGGGTCTTCATCGTCCCTGATCCGTAGACCCCGGGCCTTGAAGCCCGCAGGAAGGTTCGATAAAGTACCCGCATCAATCAACTGCCTCAAAGCAGCAGTCGCGGTTCGCGACAACCCTCCAATCGTATGTATAAGTCCTAGACCATAAAACCCAAAGCCCGGTAAAAATTTATAATGTACAAAATATTGTATCTTTTTCTTTTGAGGATCATCCTCGGCATAATTCCTGCGAATCGATAATACCTGCCCATTATCCTGACTAATTGTTACAATATACGGTATTTTTATTCCCGTAGGTTCTCCGTCTTCACCCGCGTCTTCAAAACCTTCTAAATCAAGGTCAACATGGCATTCAAGCAAAGTACAATCATAATCAATCTGAGAAGGTTCTATTCCGCTTAATTGGTCTATCTCTTCTGCCAGATTACTGCTTTTTTCCTGTTGGGGAAGAACCGGTATATCAAGATAAAATCCTGAAATCTGCAGTTTTCTTAACTCATTTAAATTTATTTTTACAACATGTGTAATATTAGGACAGGTTTCCAGATCATTTGCTTCATAAGGAACAATTAAATTTTCTGCCGGAACAAACTTACTGACCGCCCTGTCAAGGGCCCCATCGTAGTATACTTTCTTAAAAGTAGAACCTGCCAACGGCAAATAAAACAACATCTGGTCAAATTCAGGGGTATACTCTTCCATCACATTTGTGATGTAATAGTTCATAAATTCCTTGACGCGCTGCGACTGATCCTCTTTTTCCGCATCAGCGGTTCCTACAATCGTTGTACGAACCGGACCTCCTGCTGGAAGCATTTCATTAAAAGCCTGCGCCTGGAATTGTACGGCAGCTTCTGCCAAAAGAGGGTGGGTCACGCCTGTTGCACCTCGAAAAGGCTCTGAACGCTCATCATAGGAAAAACCTAGAAGTTCCAAGCCATTTGCAAAGGCATCTTCCCAATCTTTACGACTGGACCTGTTACCTTCGTATTCCGAAATTAATTCCCCGCCTAGCCTTCCAAGTTGCTGATCTGACAAATTTTCTGCAAGATTTTCAAAAAAATCTTCGGGCCTGTTTTCTGCGGCGGTAAGCGTTGGGTCAAAATCAATAATGGCTCCCCCATCGTCTTCCATCTCTATTGCTATTTCGGAACCTTCTATATCTCCGGCCTGCTTTGGTTCAAAACTTCCGGGAACCTCAAGCTCGATTTCCGCTTCAAGATCAGCGGGGTCTATTTGAGAAGGGACGTTTCTTTCAATAAGATTAATGGGCGGTTTTGCCATCTAATTCTACCTCAACTAATTCAAACATTGCTTCTTGGTCATTGTGAACAAAAATAGGGGTTGTATCACCGACCCATGCGCCTACAACATTAAATTCCATAAACTCTTCTGCTTCTTCATACGTCATCTTATCACGTTTCACAAGTATTTCGCAACATTTGTGATAATCGTAGACTAAAAGGTTTGGTTGACCGCACCTTCTGCCTACTCCTAAGATCGCTTCGTCAAAACCATCTGCTTTTAATAACTGTTCTTCTTCCATTTCTTATCTCCCGTTATTTAATGATACTATTCCTGAGTATAACTTGTCCCTGATCCCCTCGGCAACCGGCAATAATTCATCATAAACTCCACGCATGTTTGATAAAGATTGCCCTAAAGTTTGAGGCGATCCCAAAAGTAGGGAACCTACTCCTGTGTATAAATTTTTGTAAAAATTATTAATAGCACCTTGAACCCTATGCATGTTTGATCTTTGTTTTTCTAAAATAGAATAAGTTTCATCACCTATTGTTATAAATTTTTCTTCCATTTATCTCTCCGGTATTATGTTTGAAAAATTTTCGGCTACAAAATTTGCTTCTGGCCCAGAGTTAAATTTTATATATTCACCTCTTTTGAAAGCTTCGTCTACCGCTCTCTGACCTTCCATTTGGGTCAAAACAGGGCCCGCTGGTGTGTTTAACGGAAAAATTGTCGGATAAACATAATGAATACCATCATTTGTTACCGAACCCAATCGCACCGTTGAGGGCTGTCCGTCTGTTTCAATAGTAGGTGTTTCCGGATTTAAGGCTCTTTTTACAAAATCAGGGACAAAACCTTGGTTTTGTATGGCTTTTTCCATCATTCCCAATACATCCGGGGATTCCGGAAGAGACGCTACCCCACCACCGTTTTTAAATTTCATAAAATATTGTGTACCTCCCCCTAAACCATACTTACGGTGCCAGTCAGCTTCGTATTGCAAAGCCTGTCTTTCAATATCCGGTAAATTTTCAAAACCGCCTGCTAAAAATTTTTTTCGGTGGAGCCCCACGGCAAACGGTTCGCCGCCAATCCACTGGATTAAACTCATAAAGTCATCCATTAATCCTCTCCTCTCAAAAAACGACCTAATTGACCGCGCATATTTAGATAAGAACCTTCTATTTTTTTAATATTCGGGCTAGGGTAATTAGTTTTCGTCTTTCCCGCGCTCTCCATAGCCTTGTCTATCACACTACTATATTTCGGACTACCCTGCACAATAACTTCCTCATATCCCAACACTGTGTTTTTAATACGATTAACCTGATCGGGGTCTGACAATAACTTCTTTGCCCTGTCCGGTGTCATAATTGTATCATAATTTTTTATTGGTAGCTTCGGACTTATAAGGCCGTGTTCCGCGGACAGTATCGCAATATCCAAATCTTCGGGCATAGCTTTGTCACGAATAGATTTTTTTATTTGTTGATATATGGGCCCTGTATATCGTGCTAAAGCCTGTACGGCTTCTATATCACTACATTTCTTACCGCCACAGGATAAAATTAATAATCTTTTTTTCTTATCGGGGCCCTCAACAATACTTTTAGAACCTAAGTTTATGTCCTTACCGCGAACATTCATCCCCAATAAAGCTTCTCCGGCTCCTTTTTTCGCACCAGACGTAAGTAAACCTCCGCCAGCAACAAGCGCGGCTAAATTAGTAGCTTCGCCCATCAGTTCCTGTTGAGTAAAAGGTTCTCCTTTTAATATTCTTCCGGGCATACTCAATGTATTGCCCAGCCCTATCGCTTTTTCTTTAAAGTACCCGCCAATCCCTTTACCTATACTAGATAAATCAGCTTCCAGTACATTAGCTTCTCCGGGAGAAAATCCTTTAGCCATAATAAGCCCTTACCCTTACTTCTTTATCTTCAGCACCCCAATCGTCTGATGGCAGATTTACAAAATTACCCTGCCTGTAACGCATTAAAGCCTGTGTCATACTATCAACAAGGTCATCATACTCTCCATTTGG